CCTCTTTATCCTTGCCACGCCCTGTTACGGTTTTGGTTACCTCAAACGTTTGCCAAACCCAATTGGCGGGCCACCATTTGGCAAATACGGGGTGGTTGGCACGGGTAGGCAATACCATTTGTGTTTGGTGAATGCTTTGCGGTGCCCATGGTTGTGCGGTTGGTGTAAAATTATTCATGTTGTTGTTACCTCGGTTTTGGTTGTGTTGTTATCGGCAAAACATGGGCCCCAATGGAGCCCATGCCAACCAATCAAAACAACAATGTTTAATCATTAATAGAGAGCAATTTAACGCCGCGATCTGCATCAACAACGCCCATACCCAAATAGCAATGGCCAACGATTGATGTAAGAGCGCGCGCTGCATCTCTTTCCATTTCGATCAATACATCGCCCATGTCCATAGATTCAGCAGCGCCAACCAATGCGGCCGGTTTACCTGTTGCAAAACCAATTGCACCCGGTGCCCACAATGCACCAACGTGTTGGCCTGCACTATCTGTAATATGTGATGATGTATAGATATCAACGCCTAGGTATGTACCTTTATAGCCCGGCCCTTTTGCGCTCATTGCCTCAAATGATGCAGGTGCAAAAGCCAATGCGTTGTTTTGTTCACTGCGGATATCAGCTTGCAGATCTTGCCATTGTTCTGGATGCAACAACGCAACGTATGGCCCCGGTGCGCCTTTACCCGCTGCGGCCAATTCCAACGTTTGAAATGCTGCGATAAAATCATCAACAGTTAACGCGCCAACATTTGATACGGATGATGTAAACCCTGCAACGGTTGAGCCTGTTAATTCAGCAAACAACAACTCGTATGATTTGGCGATTGATTCGGCAATACGGAATGGATCGATATCTTGGCCCATGCCGGTCATGTTTGCAAGGTCTGTAATTTTGTACATAAGAGCTTGGCGCTTAACAACGATATCCGCGTGGCCATCGGTTAGGCTCGTTTCGGCTACTGCTGCATCTTCATCAAAAGATCCGCCCGATCCGTTAAATGCTTGAAAAGAATCGTAACCATCGAGGCCCGCTTTTCTAACTCGGATTGTGTCCGATCCCATGCCGTTAATAGATCCAACAAAATCCAAAAATGGCGTGTTGCGCAAATTGCGTGCATCAGTGATCAAAAGTTTTAATTCTTGAGAAATCATTTGTTGAAGGCGTAGATCTCCAACCAACGATACGTTTGTAATGTTTGCCATGGTAAAACCCCAATGGTGTGTGTGTGTATGGTGTGGTAGTGTGTTGGGCTTTTACTGCTTTTATACGGGCGCGACCCGATCCCACATGTATTTTACAACGGTTTTATGGTATTGGCAACCCCAAAAAAAAACCCCATGCGAACATGGGGAAAACACCGAGGCAAATGTTTTTTTGGAGAGTAACAACAAAGTTAAATTGAAACTACAATTTCCAGATTGGAAACGGCGTTAATGCTGCGTACTTTGCAGTTATTGGCATCAACAATTTGTACATCCAATTGGATTTTGTACCCGCTTGCATCATATGCCGATACATGTACAATTTTCTCGCCCAATTGATGGTTGAGGGTTGCCCATGTATTTGCGGCCAATGATTGTGGTGCAAAATGTTTGCGGAAATCGCTTTTTGCAACCAACATATCACCGGTTGCACTATCAAACGAAAGCATATTTCCGGCGGCGGGATCTGCTTGGATGGTTGCCAATACACGCGCTTCAGTGAAGAATAAATTTGTAGTACCTTCGCTCAAATTGTCCGAGGATGCAGCCAACGCAATTTGGCCGGTGCCACTGTTGTATGCAAGGCCAGTACCAACAGAAATTGCGCCGCGTGCGCGGGCATCGGTATAATATAGAGCGCTAGGATCTTCCGTTACCATCGATGTATCGGCATTTAATGAAAATTGCCCTTGATTATTGTACGATAGCCCGGTACCCGCGGAAAACAACGCCGATACATCGGAGGCCAATACGCTCAATACACCCGTATTCGATAGGCTCAACAATTGCACATCATTTGTGCCAACCGATGCAACACTAAACGCATCAATTGCGCGTTGGTCGGTGAACCACAAATTGGTTGCGCCGGTCGCCTCGGTTACATCATCAGTAGATACATCCAATGTAATAACACCGGTTCCACCGTTGTATGCAATCCCGCCGCCTGTAACAGAAATTGCGGATCTTGCGCGGCTATCGGTATAATAGAGGTTTACGGCTCCCTCGCTGATATCATCACTATCAACATTTAACGAGTATGTACCGTTTGCACTATCATAAGATAGCCCGGTACCCGCTGCGAAAAATCCGCGAATCTCGCCAACGTTTGCAGTAAATGCACCGGTTGCACTGTTGTATTGAACACCATTAGATGCACTGAGAGATCCACGGATCTCGGCATCAGTTACATCGGCGCCCTCAATTTCAGTAAAATCGGTTGCATCGCCTGCGGCCCCGCCGTTATGGATAAACGTTTGTGCACGGCCCGATACGGCGGTCAATACGATGATATCGCCTTCTTGTTTTTCGTTACCATTTGCATAATTTGCCGTAACCCATGCGCCAATGCTTGTTGCACTAGTATCTACGGCCACATCGGTAATTGTGAGCGGCTTTAATTTCAATTGTTGTTGGCCATTTACCGTTACAAGCTCGGCATAATTGGCGCTATCTGTTGCAATACCAACAACGGCGTTAGCCTCGAGGTATGCTTTTGTTACTGCGTGGTTATCGGCACTGATAGCACCTTCGATCGATACTTGGCCTTTAAATACATTTTGTGGGCTAAAAAATTCCATGGTTCTGGATCCTGTGTTTGTTTGTTAAACAATGTTGCG